ACAGGAAGTCAAAGCGTTTCATGTGATCATCGCGGGCGACGATGCCGACCTTTGATCTGACGCCGAAGCAGAAAGAGGTTCGCGCGATATTCGCAACCGGGGCCAAGTTTTTCTTGGTTTACGGAGGCTCGCGCTCTGGGAAAACTTTCTTCATCATCTACGCAATCATCATGCGGATGCTGAAAGCGCCGGGGTCGCGTCATGTGGTCTTTCGGGCGGATGGGGTGGACGCCAAGCAATCCATCGGTAATGAGACGGTGCCTGCGGTGCTGGCGCTGGCGTTCCCCGGCCTAGCGCTGAAATGGCATGACAAGGACGGATACTACGAGGCCCCTAATGGGTCTCAGCTTTGGCTTGCGGGGCTGAAAGACAAGGCGCGGCTTGATAAGGTGCTGGGCAAGGAATTTGCCACGATCTACCTGAATGAGGCCAGCCAGATCACCTTGGCGGCGTTCTCGATTGTCCAGACCCGACTTGCGCAGTCGGTCATGCAGGTTGACGGCCGGAGGCTGCCGCTGCGGCTTTATGTCGACCTTAACCCCACGGTTGCGGCGCATTGGACCTATCAAATCTGGATCAACGGCATCCATCCAGAGGGCGGATTTACCATTCCAGACCATGCCACGGATTACCGAACAATCATGGTAAACCCGGTGGATAATGCGGGCAACCTGCCGCCTGATTATCTCGCGGCGCTGCGTAACCTGCCTGAGCGGATGCGGCGGCGTTTTTTCGATGGCGCGTTCACCGCAGACGACGACAATGCGCTATGGCGGCGCAGCTATATCAAGATCGACGCAGCCCCAACGATGAAGCGGATTGTTGTCTCGATTGACCCCGCAATCACCAACACGCCGGGTTCTGATGAAACGGGCATCATCGTGGCGGGCATCGGCATGGATGATCGCGGCTATGTGCTGGCGGATGAGAGCGGCAAATATCGCCCGGAGGAATGGGCGCGACGGGCAATCAGCCTATTCGACACATACCAAGCCGATGCCGTAGTGGCCGAGGTCAACCAAGGCGGCGATATGGTTGAGAGCATGATCAAGGCCGCAGCGCAGGGCCGCACGGTGCCTGTGCGCAAGGTTACAGCCACGCGGGCTAAGCATGTACGCGCTGAGCCTGTGGCGGCGCTCTACGAGCAGAACAAGGTCAGGCACGCGCAAGACTTCCCCGAGCTGGTTGATCAGTGTTGCGCGTTCACCTTGGGATTTGACCGGGCAGCGCAGGGATATTCGCCAGACCGCGTTGATGCGCTGGTGTGGGCATTCACCGATCTATTCCCCGGCATGACACAGCGCGTCGATGATGCGCCGTTCGTGATGCCCCCGCGTCAAAACCTAGGGGCAGGGCGACGGTTCTAAGCGGCTGATGGTATGTTATAACATAATGTGGTAGCGTGTTACCAAACCCCTGTATAATGCGCCAACCCAATGAGGCATTGAATGGCACGCAAGACCAAAGCACAGCGCCTGACAGACCTGCACGCCGAAGCCTTGCAGCAATTCCAAGACAGCTATGATGCGACAGCTTGGGACCGTGAGCAAGCCTTGCTATCGCGGCGCTTTGTCAACATCCGTGGCGCGCAATGGGATTGGGCCAACGGCACATTTGACAACAAGATGATGCTGGAAATTGACCATGTATCTGGCGAAGTCATTCGCATCGCCAATGAATACCGCAAGAACCGCATCGCGGCGCCGTTCATGCCGAGCGATGGCACAGACGCTGATGATTTGGCTGATGCCTGCGCTGCGCGCTATCGTGCTGACACGCAAGACAGCCAAGGCCGCGAGGCGCGCGATACGGCGTTCTATGGCGCGCTTGAGGGCGGTTTCGGCGGTATGCGCCTGCGGGCGGAATATGAGGACCGCGACGACAAGCAACGCATCTGCCTTGAGCCGATCAACGACGCGGAGTCATCGCTGTTTTTCGATGCCAACGCCAAGCGCAAAGACAAGTCAGACGCGGGCCATGCGTTTATCATTACCCCGTGGACCCGTCGCGCATTTGTGGCGAAATATGGCGAGGAATGCGCGTCATGGCCGCAGGAATTGCTGGGGCGCTTTGGCTATAAGTGGTTCGGAACCGGGCTGGATCTGGTCTATGTCGCGGAATACTTCGTCAAAAATGAGGAAAAGGAGACATTCCGCGTTTTCGAGGGGTTTGGCGGGGAAATCCAAGAGCATCTTGAAGATGATCTGACCGATGATGATGTGGAAGTTCTGCTGGCGACAGGGTTCAAAGAGCTTGATCCGCGCGTTGATGATTATGACCGCATCCAAAAATACGTAATGAACGGCGCGAAAATCCTGTCTGGGCCGGAGATTGTGCCGGGGCGGAATATCCCGCTTGTCCCGCAGTATGGCTATTGGAAGATCATCGAGGGCCGGGAGCATTTCCGGGGTCACGTCCTAAAGCAGATGGACCCGCAGATCGTCTACAACATCCAAGTGTCAAAGGTTGGCGAGACGGCTGCGGCATCTGGCATTGAAAAGCCGATATTCCTGGCCGAGCAGATCAAGGGCTGGGAGGTCGCTTGGCAGAACGATAACGTTGAAAATAATGCATTCATGGTGATCAACTCCATTCGTGATGCGGCTGGCCAGACTATGCCAGCAGGCCCGGTGGGATACACCAAGTCGCCGGATGTTGCCCCCGCTGTGGCTGCGCTGGTCCAGCTGACTAAGCAGGACATTACGGACCTGAACGGCAATCAGCAAAACACCGAAATGCTGACCCCGAATACCAGCGGCATCAGCATGGAACTTGCGCAAGGCAAGTCTGACATGCGGTCGAGCGGATTTATCGACGGGGCTGCGGAGGCTGAGACGCGGATTGCTGAAATCTGGCTGAGCATGGCGGCTGAGGTCTATGTCGAGCCGGGGCGCAAGCTGAAAACCCTGACCGAGGACGGCAAGCGCGGATCGGTGGAGATTGGCAAGAAAATTCTAGACGCCAAGACGGGCGAACTGCGGGCCGAGATTGATTTCAGGCGTGCGAAGTTTGACGTGGTGGTTGATGTTGGACCCACAAGCCAGAGCCGCCGTATGTCGATTGTGCGCACGATGGTCAGCATGATGCCATTTGCGACCGACCCTATGGACCAGAAGAAGCTGATGGCTTTTGCGCAGATGAATATGGAGGGCGAGGGTCTTAGCGATATGCGCGAGGATGCCCGCCGCACATTGATCGCCCTTGGGGTGATCAAGCCGACCAAGGAAGAAGAAGCTGAAATGCAGGCGGCACAACAGCCCGCCGCGCCCGACCCCAACGCGGTCTTGGCCGATGCAATGGCACAGGAATCCAAGGCGAAGGGCATCAAGGCGCTGGCTGATACCGCGCTGGCCGAGGCTAAGACCGAGCAGACCAAGGCCGACACCGCCGCCACGCTGGCCTCTATCCCCATGGATCAGCGCAAGCAGGCCGTGACCGAAGCCATCGCCATTGCACAGGAACTCAACTCAAATGCTGGACAGCCAAATGTTGGACAATGACGCAGTAGAGCCCGAACTGGGCGATGATTTGATTGACCCGCCGCAAGAGGCGGTGATTGAGGCGGACGATCCAGAGGATGAACTGGCGATCACGATTGAGGGCGAGGAGCCGGCAATCGACCCCGATGCCGAAATCGAGGCTGAACTGGGCGACCGGGGCAAGCGGGCCTTGCAGGCAGCGCGCAAGGCGGCAAAGGATGCTGCGGCGGAATTGCGGGCCATCAAGGCCGAGCGTGATGCTGCGCGGCTTGCCCCTGTGGATGAGCCAGCCCCAGAGCGCCCGACAATCGAGGGCTGCGGCTACAACACCGAAATCTATGACGCCAAGCTGCGGGATTTCTTCGCAGCCGAGGCCAAGGCGGATGAAAAAAAGCAGGCGCGGCTGGCCGAGGTCAAGGCCGCCGATGAGGATTATCAAACCCGTCTGGGCGGCTATGTCGCGGGAAAAGCTTCATTGCGGGCGGCTGACATGGATACGGCGGAGAGCGTCGTCCGCTCTAAGCTGACGGTCGAACAGCAGAATGTGCTGATCCGCAACAGCGACAATCCGGCGCAGGTTGTGCTGGCCTTGGGGCGGTCCAAGAAAGCCTTGGATGATTTGGCATCGGTCAAAGACATTGATCGGTTCGCCTACAGCCTCGCAAAACTTGAAGGGAAAATCACCGTGACACAGAAAGCCCCGCCGCCCCCGGAAAGCAAGCTGCGCGGCGGAGGGCCGAGTGTCAACGTCGCGCCGAAGCTGGAAAAGCTGAAAGAGCAAGCCCAGCGATCCGGCGATTATACCGCGTATTATGTGGCCTTGCGCGCGGCGAAAGGCTGATCTTGACGGAACCGCGTGTGGGGTGCTATGATACCCCACACGGCCCCGCATCCGTTATTTGCGCGTATTGAACCAGCCCCGGCAACTGCCTTTGCCGCGATGTCTGAAATCAATCGCACAAATGGAGCGGCCAGATGGCTAACAGCCTCACAAAAGACCTCGAAATCATGTTTGACAACCTCATTGAGGGATTTGACGCCGCGTGCGTTATCTCGAAAGAGGCCGAAACATCCTACCCGGATCAGACCGCCATGCAGCGGTCGAATGACGTGTTTTATCGCCCGCAGAACTACCACGCGACCATCGTGAACGGCGTGGATATTTCGGCGCAGGCTGACACCGACCTGATCCAGCGCATGGTGCCGACCACGTTCCGCACCCCCGACAACGTGCGCTATTCGCTGAATATCTTGGAAAACCGCGACCCGCTGCATATGGAGCGGATGGGCAAGGCTGCGGCCTTGCAGCTGGCGGCTGAGATTGACAAGAACCTCTACGCCACCATCGCCGCGCAGGCTGGCATTGTGGTCAAAAAGGTGGGCGCGCTGACTTGGGATGATGCTGGCACTGCTGAAGCGCTGATGATCGCGCGCGGTATCGGTGCAGGCCGGGTTCGCAAGCTGTTCATGAACCCGTTTGACTACAAGGACATCACCAAGGATCTGGGCAACCGCGCCTATATCGGTGATATCAACAAAGACGCCTACAGCAACTCGATTGTGCCGCCGATTGCGACGTTCCGCACGTTCCGCACCGACAACCTCGCCAACCTCGCGGCCGTCGGCACTGTGGCAGGCACCACTGTCAACGGCGCGCAGTCGTTCACGCCTTCGGCCATGACCGCTGATCTGCCGACCGACAACCGCCGCATGACGCTTTCGATTGCTGGCGCCAACATCGCCAACATCAAAAACGGCGATGCCTTCACCATTGGCGCGGCGGGCACTGCTGTCAACGCGGTCCACATGATCGACAAGAGCGACATTGGCCAGTTGCAGACGTTCCGGGTTATTTCGGGCGGTGGCACGGCCTCGCTGGTGATCACTCCGGCCATCATCGCAACCGGGCCTTACAAGAACGTCACCCAAGCGGCTGGCGCGGGCGCGGCGATCACCTTCCTGAACACCGTGACCAAGCCTGTGAACGCCTTCTGGGCTGATGGCGCAGTGGCCTTGGACTTCGGCGCGACCAAGTGGGAAAGCGACAGCGGCGTCAAGGTCATGCGCGCAACCACCAAGCAGGGTGTCCCGATTGCAATGGGCTACAGCCAGGGGCTGCATACCGGGTCGCTCTCGATCCGCTGCATCACCCGCTATGCCACCACTGTTCTTGACCCCGAACAGTGTGGCATCATTCTGGCCAACCAGACCTAACACAGATCGGGGCGGCTTCGGTCGCCCCTTCCATTTACCGGGGGTTTTGCAATGCCGTGGACCAAGCGCCAGATTATCTCTGAAGCCTTTGCCGAGATTGGCAAGGGCAGCTATTCATTCGACATGCAGCCGGAAGAATACCAGATGGCCTTGCGCCGTCTCGATGCGATGATGGCGACGTGGGGCGCAACCGCGAATGTGCGGATTGGCTATTCTGGCGGCAACGGCTTTGGCGATGTTGGCGTTGAAACTGAGGTGCCGGATTGGGCCGTGTCCGCGATGTATCTCAATCTCGCCATCAGCCTAGCGCCAGCCTATGGCAAGACCGTATCGCCAGAGACTAAGATCAACGCCAAGGCAGCCTTTGACAGCATCATGAACGCCACCACAGCACGAAGGACGCGCTATCTTGGCGGCTATGCGGGCGCAGGTGGCGGGATATCCACGACCTTGCCCGCGTTTGAGCCATTGATCGAAACTGGCGGCGGCGGCGTCTTGGATATCGAGGTCTAACGTGGTTCAAGTCCCGATTTTATCAGGCATCGCGGCCAAGGGCGCAGACTTCAAATCTGAATTTCCCCTCAATCTCATTCCCGTGCCAAAATCTCAGGGCGTATCTGAGGGCTATCTGCGCCCTGCTGAGGGTATCATTACAATCGCGGATGGAGGCGGCGCTAACCGGGGCGGCACGCAATGGCGTGGTGAGCATTACCGTGTGGCCGGGATCAACCTGATCAAGATTGACGCTCTGGGCGTGGTAACAATCATCGGTCCAATCGGAGCATCCGGCGGGTCCAACTTTGCCACATTCGCGCAAAGCTTTGACCATCTGGCGATCAATGCCGGGGGGCTGCTGTATATGTATGACGGCACGACGCTAACGCAGGTCACGGACGTTGATCTTGGCGTGTCTCTCGATGTGGAGTGGGCCAACGGCTACTTTATCTCGACTGACGGCGAGAGCCTTGTTTCCAGCGACATCAACGATCCGTTTTCCTACAACCTGCTGCGATATGCGTCGTCAGAGATCAACCCTGACCCGGTGGTGTCGCTGGTCAAGCTGCGCAATGAGATTTACGCGGTCAACCGCTACACGATTGAGGTTTTCGCGGCGATTTCCAATCCGGGCTTGGGCTTTCCATTCGGGCGGATTGAGGGCGCGCAGATCATGAAGGGCGCGGTAGGGTCGCGCGCGTGCTGCGAGTTTATGCAGTCGCTGGCGTTTCTGGGGTCGGGCGATAACCAACCGCCTGCTGTCTGGGCTGGCACGGCGGGCAGCGCGGCAAAGCTGTCCACCCGCGATATTGACGACGCCCTGAAAACATATGCCGATGATGTGCTTGCGGCTGTGGTGCTGGAAAGCCGCGCGGATCGGGGCCATGAATTTCTCTATGTCCACCTGCCCGACAAGACGTTTGTTTATGACGGCATGGCATCGGCCACGCTG